GAACAACGGAAAAAAAGCTTCACAAGGAGACGTTCAAAAAATGACCGCAAAACAAATCAAAGATACCAATCAGTACAATATCAACATGAATCCAAAATATAAACCTATTACAGAGGGTGTCGTTGTCAATTGCTATTTGCTCGATGATAATATTTTCGAAACGAACCCGAACCTTACAGGTGAATATAATGTACCAAGATCTATAACCACGTTTAATAAAAGAATAGAACCACTATTGGTGTGTTTTAAAAAAGAAGTCCGAGATGGTCTAATTGTTGATGATCCTGAACAGAGGGGTATATTCACCAAAGCTCAGTGTGATCTCATAAATGGTCAGCCATTTGAAGAGATTGATCAAGACAAACTGAAAGAAGATGTCCTTGATATAACAGAGCAAGAACTCGATTATTGGAATAAAAGAGGTTTGCGGCCTGACTATATGTATGAATTGGCCGATCCTGATTGGAAAAAAATGTCAGGATTGTTTCAACCCATCTGATGACAGGATGTACCAATTACCGTTTATAAATCTGAACTCAATACATGCACCTCTATCACAACTTATTTCATCGAAATCTTCGTCAATTCTACCAATATCTGGTAAAATAATTAGATGTGTTAAAGCTTTGACAACTACATGATCTGTAGTTGTGCTTTGTAACTTGATTGTTGTAGATTTATCTCCTCTTACAACAATACAATCTTCACCGCTTGTAATGTAATATTCTTCGTTATTAATTAAAGAAATTTCGGATGTTTCAATAATTCTTCCTTCGAATAATCTTTGTGAGGGTTGTGTTTTGATAATCGACATTAGATAACATAAATTTGTCTTGGCAACGCTCTGTATCTCATTTGTTTGTTAAGATTCTCAGCTGTCAGAGCTTCTTTCTCCATAACCTTTTCAGGACGCAGACGTTCTAATCTGAGTTTCAGTTCTTCTTCAAGCTTAGTTTTTTCGTCTTTAGATTCAGTCAGAAGGCTTTGGTAATCCATTGTAATTTCAGAGTCAGGTGTTTTGAGGTTACCACTATACTTTCCCCTTACTCTTGCTAAGGTCTCTTTACAGTAGGCGGTGAACCATCTCCTCACCCATTGCTGTGCTGGCACGTTAAGATCTTCCCACTCCAATGTTTCCAAAGGAACATCAGATGGAAGTTTTATTATATCAGGATTCGCTTTCAAACAAGCTGCTCTATCTTCGGGTCCTACGTCATAATACCAATACCACACACGATATTGATTGAACCCGAAGTTACCGAAATCGAACTTTCCACCTGGTACGTTGTAAAGTTGTAACAACTTTTTTCCGTCAGGTAATCCTGTAATTCTGTAAGTTAATTCCCCACCTAAAATACGGCTTTGAATATTAATTTCTTGGAGTCGCAATAACATGTCGAAGGCAGGCATCATAAAATACGATCCACTATATCCCATTTGTGAATAACCCGCCGGTCCTCCAAGACCGGGTCCACCTATGAATCCCATAGACCATGGGTCGAATAGTACGTTCGTTAACTCAGCTGATGAAAACCATAAAACTTCGTTCACCTCGCGTCCTGCTGGAATTTCATATAGTTGTGTATTTGCTGAAAGTGTGATATAATCTTTCTTCAGAACATAGGGACCTGATGTTTGTAGACCCACAATTTTCGAATATGCGTAAGTAAACTGATTTTCGAAGTCCATAGTTCTTGTTATCAAAGCTTTTGCTACAGATTTCTCATCCATGTTTAAATTTACAAGATTAACCCATTGAGACTCAATCAACCAATCCAAAGTATATTGTGTATAATCTTGAATAGACAATTCCATTAATGAGTCCATCATCTCATCTTCCAATTCAACTGAACGAAGTGGTGCACCGAGTAGATGTTTGACTCTAGTATAAATTCGACCTCTATCTGGTTCCCCGATTACTGGCATAATAATATAAATACTTTCTTAAAGTTATTTTATATCGTAGACCAATGAATCTGATGGAAATACAAAGTTGCCTGATATAATTCTTGGTTTCTTGTTAAACACTAAAACGTTCCTTCCTTTTTGGAAAATCATCCAATCTGTATTGTAGGTTTTTACTTTTCCTGTGCCTTTCAATATTATGTTAGGTTCCTTATCAATTCTTTCTCTAAATGGCTTAACTTGGCCAGTATATTCTTTTCCGTCTTTTTTTATTTTCAAATCAACCCCTTGAATCATGTCTTCCTTTTCACCCAGCCCACCCACTTTGAAAATTTCAACGGATGGTCCAAAAAATTTTCCCAAAATAGATGCCGTAATTTCCTCTCTTTTTTCACCAGCCGCATCCGTTTCTGTCAAGGATCTCATTATATTTTGAAGTGTTAAGCTTGATGGATCAAATATTTTGAACTTAAAGTAATCTATCGCTTTTACAAACCTCTTAACCTCCATAACCTGTTCAGTTGGGGTTTTTCCAACAAAATTTATTTGGGGTTTTTCAGGGTGAAAGTTTTGAATTATTTTATTAATATCTTTAATAAGAATGCAAAAAGTTGTGTAATTTGTGTTTAGTTTGTTGATAACTGATCTTCCTGGTTGTTCTAAAAAGTAAACACCTGACATATTTCCTTCGTTGTCTTTATCTGCCCAATTTTCATTGAATACCTCTTTCAAAATCCTGTCAATACTTTCTTTGTATATTTTTTCTATATCTTTGTTTATGTTGAACATTAGTCTGATAGTTTCCATTTCATTTGGTGTACATTTTTCAGATTTGCCTTCCATTATAATTTCCTTTAGTTTGATTGACTCGGCTAATCTTGTTTCGATTTTCATATCATACATTTTTGACACGAAATCCCAATTGACAACCTTCCAAAAGTTTGAAATATATTCATCTCTTTTGTTTTTGTATTTCAAATAATATGCATGTTCCCAAAGGTCCAATCCCAATAAAGGAAAACCACCACCTTCAATTATATTCATTAACGGATTGTCTTGGTTTGGTGTTGACATAATTTTTAATTTGTTTTGACTAGTCAAAACCAACCACACCCACCCCGATCCAAATCTTTCTTTGGCTACAGTTTCAAACTCTTTTTTAAAATTGTTGAAGGATTTAAACTCTTTTTTCAATTTATCCTCAAGTGGCCCATTCAATTTCATTGGCTTGGGAGAAAGCATGTTCCAAAAAAGTGCATGATTGAATGCTCCACCAGCATTGTTACGGATTGTTTTGTCATATCTTGAAATAGATTTGATTATCTTTTCAAGATCAAGATCACCATATTTTTTTTTGGCTAATGCGTCGTTTAATTTATCTACGTACCCTTTATAATGTTTGTTGTAGTGAAAATTCATCGTTTCAGCATCGATGAAGTTTTTGAGGGCTGAGTAAGAATAAGGTAATTTTTCTATTCCTATTTTTTTCATTTCTGTGATTAACAACTGAGTCTCTTCATTGATGTGTGTTTCTGTGATTTGTTTTTCAAGTTGTTCAATCTTCTGTTCTATTTTATTCATAACATTCGATTATTCTATAAATAATCCATAAGTTCGTTATTGTCTACGTTCATTAATTTGTTTCATGATTTCTTCTACAATATCGACATCATTTTTTAAATCACCCATGACCGTAGCAATAACTTGTTTTTTGTTATTTAGAATGTCGTAAATGATACCTTCGATAGTATTTTCAAATATTGGATAATATACTAACACATTGTTTTTTTGACCGTATCTATAAGCTCGGTCTTCAGCTTGTGAGTGGTCTGAAGGCAAAAAAGACAGGTCATTCATTATAACAGCTTCAGCGGCTGTTAAAGTAATACCAACTCCTGCAGCTTTAATGTTTCCAACAAATACTTTTACTTTATCATCGTTCTGAAATCTATCAACACTATTTTGTCGGTCGGGTTTGGACATTGATCCATCTAATCTTACTGCAGATTTACCGAAGTGTTCTATTATTTTTTCTAAGGAGTTTGTGAAATTACAAAATATTATTACCTTCTTTCCCTGTTCAATAATATTTTCTGCGAGTTCGATTGTGTTCAATATTTTTTCATCTGCAATAACTTGCCTAACTTCTGTCAGTTTAGTAAATTGAACGGTAAGAGATTTGCTTTCGTCAGGGTTTTTTTCATACCAATTGTAGTAGTCACCCATTACTTCCTCATATTTTTTTGATTTTAATCTCAGGTAAACAGGAGTAATAATTTTATCAGGTAGATCTAAAACATTTTCCTTTAGTCTCCTTAGTACCAAATTGGAGGTTCTGTCTCTTAGTTCCTCAAGATTGGATGCACCCATAACGTTCCAAACTTTTCTAGCCCCAACTTTGAATTGATATCCCTCACAGTATCGGATAACATACGCCATCCAGTTTTTTGCAACAGGAGAATCCACAAGGTTCAACAGATTATAATAATCTATGGGTCTTGAGGTCATGGGAGTACCGGTTAATAACCAAAGTCTGTCAACTCTTTTAACAAAGTCGTTGATTAGTTTTGTTCTTTGGGCTTGAGGATTTTTGATATAGTGTGCTTCATCAATAACAACCAAATCAAAACCGGCATTAAGAATTTGCGAATCATCTTTCTTTTTAGGGTCATGGAAATTTTTTATAATGTCGTAATTTATAATAACGAAATCATGATCTTTGCTGAAGTTCTTACCTTCTGAAATATAAATTGATTTTTTTGAGTAATTTTCGATTTCTCTCTGCCAATTTATCTTCAAACTTGCGGGACAGATAATCAGGATCTTCTTGGCCTTAGCTTCTAAAGCCGCTATAATGGTAGAGGTGGTTTTGCCAAGACCCATATCATCTGCAAGCACATATCTTTTATTTTCGACCAACTTTTGAATGGCTTCTTTCTGATGAGCAAGCGGTGGTCTATTTGAATATTTTTCATAATCTATTTTTACATCTTTTACTGTGTGGTCTTTTATCACTGCGGCCTTTGGTAACCAAAATTCATGAAGTGATTCAGTTTCAAAAAATTTACCCCATATATGATAAGCTTTCTCTTTCTCGGCTAATAACTTTTCCACCCAAATCTTTTCAGGTATCTGTGTGTATAATTTATCGTTTGCCAGTTTTTGTGCGAAATATGTGTCAAGCATCGCCCATTTCTTCGCAACCTTTGGTGGTTTGTCGTGGTTGTTTATAATATATTCAGATTGACTTCTCGTTGGATAAAATTTCCTGTTAAGTTTAAATTTGCGTTTGAGTTCTTGAATGTAATTGTTGGATCCTTCATAGATCTCTAATAAAGAAAGGGCTTTCGATTCTATTGATATGTCACTCATTTGTTCTCTACCTTATTTTTTTTAATCATGCCCCAATAAAATTCATCTCAACTATAGGACATATTTCTATCACACCCGACATCTTTATACTATCTGAGGCAATCACACCTAAACCATGTATTGGACTATTATTCAAGTATATTTTGGTTGGTGGGTTTATTTTCATATCATTTTTGAAAACAAATATAATTCTTTCCGATGTATTTATCAACAATGGAAAGACAGGTCCCAATTACAAGGTTAGGTAAGTTCTTCGGTGGAGAAGACTACGCACTTGATATCGGTATGGGTGAAGAGTGGTTGGAAGGTGACATGAATTTTACTTTGGTGTTATACAAGGTTGATAAGAAAAAGACAAAGACAGATGACGTATACGGAGAAGCTCTACAAGACGGTATTCAATTCTTACCTCCCGTTGAGTTTAAGGGATATGTTAAGGTTCTTATACCAACAAACACGATGCTGGGTGGGTCAAGAATTACGCAATCTGAACCGGGAAATATTCAGATTTCAGTTTATCAAAAGACCTTGGACGATTTAGAGATCTCTATAGATTTTGGAGACTACATAGGATATTATGAGACTGAAAATAGAGTCAGATATTATAGTGTTGTTGATGATGGAAGGGTTAACTCAGACAATAAACACACTTATGGTGGTTACAAGCCGTTCTACAGAACAATAGTTGCCACTTATGTAAACGATAACGAGTTCAGAGGTTTATGATTTATTTAATTTCAGAATCACAAGAGTCTTTGCTCCGTGACAACATACTTGGTCAAAAAGTTATGGTTTACTATAATTTACACAAACATACGTTCTCGGTTCAAAAAAATGGTATTGTTGTCTTACACGCCGATTACGTTTATTTGTATGACGTTGAGTTTCGTGTGAGAAAAGGTGGTAGGGAGAGAGTAAGAAAAGATAAATCAAAAAACGTTCATGCATTTGTGATTGGGACAATCGAGGATTATTGTGTGCAAAATTGTGAAAATATTCCAAACATGGACCAATCGGAAATTATTTCATATGACCCATACATTAATGATTCTTTTGTAATCAAATCTACACAAGAGCCAATATATCACGCATCAGAAGTTGCTTTGATTAACGCTAAAAATAAAATCCATTTAATAGAACCATAAATGCCGTTTCCCAAACAAGTAAAAAAGAAAATTGATTTAGTACCTCAGAAAGAGCTTTTAGCTCGTAGGGAACAGCTTTTGGATTACATTACAAGAGATGGTACTTTTTTACCCAAGTCTGTTTTACACGCTGATTTGGATAGAGGTATGTTAGATTTTGTGAAGAAAGATCTTGAGACTGTAACATCAGGAAAGGTGGTGCCAGTTGTTGATATTATAATTACAACTCAGAATTGGTCACAGTTTACTGAGACTTGGAACTTTAGTGATTTAGATAAAAACGTCAAGGTTCCTTTCATGACTGTTGTTAGAAATCCAGATGTCAAATACGGATCAAATCCATCACTTATTTACAATATACCGAACAGAAGACAGTATTATTTTGCAACAGTCCCAACGTGGGACGGTCAAAGGAAAGGAATTGACATATACACTATACCTCAACCAGTGCCAGTTGATATAATTTATAGTCTAAAGTTTATGTGTAATAGGATGCGTGAGTTGAACCAACTAAATAAGATTGTAATGCAGAAGTTTGCTTCTCGTCAGGCTTATACTTTTGTAAAAGGACATTTTGTTCCAATCATATTACAGAACGTTTCTAATGAGTCTGTCTTAGAATTAGACAAGAGAAAATATTATATTCAAAATTATGATTTTTTAATGATGGGATTCTTAATAGATGAGGAAGAATTTCAGGTAAAACCAGCAATTTCAAGAACGGTCCAACTTATAGAAACAAGTAATTTCAAAAGAAGAAAGCCAAAAAAGATATATCCAGAGAACGCAACAGAATTTCCTCTGACTTTTAATTTTAGTGTCGGTGAAACAGGATATACTGAGAATTTCAAATACACTGCGAATCTAAATTTTAATAGTAAAATAAACCTTGAAACTTGGGATGTCTACCTGAATGACTATTATTATGGTCAAGATGTTTCCACAATTCAAATCACATCAGGAGATACGGTAAGATTCGAGATAATACCTGAGGACGCATCTGCAGTGTCATCTTTGGAGTATATTGCTAAACTACTCTAATCCTCGCCGTAAAGGTCAGTCTTTTCTTTGCATCTCTCCATTATGAGGTTTTCCAAGAATTTGTAAATTTTCAAACCCCTCTTATCACAGTATCTTCTCAATCTTTCGTGAGACTCTATTGAGATTTTTATATTCTTTATCTCTTTGTTCGATTTAGGGGGTGTTTTCATAGGCAGAAAAAAGGCAGAATTAAATATCCTGATTTACAAATACATATTCAGGAACAAAGATTTTTGTCTTTAATTTAATATTTATGAATAAAATAAATTCAACTAGAACCTTTTAATAATGGCAACAGCACAAAAAGTATTCGTATCACCTGGTGTTTACACCAGAGAGACTGATTTATCATTCATATCTCAGAGTGTGGGAGTAACCACTTTAGGTATCGTTGGTGAAACCTTGACTGGTCCAGCCTTCGAACCAATTTTTATAACAAGTTTCGATCAGTTCCAAGCTCTTTTTGGTCCAACGTCCCCCGAGAAATTTGTTAACACTCAAATACCTAAATATGAAGCGGCTTACATCGCTAAGTCGTATCTTCAACAATCGAACCAATTGTTCGTGACAAGAGTTCTTGGTCTATCAGGATATGATGCGGGACCCTCTTGGTCTTTCACAACAATAGCTAATGTCGATCAATCAACAATTGGAACTTCGGGATCTCCTGTTGACTTCGCTTTCACCTTCTCAGGTAACAGTGGTGGAACAATTACAATAACTCAGCTCGCGTCTACATCGCCGACAGGGTCAACAGTACCAGACATTATCTTCGATACTCTTGATATACCTTACACTCAGAACGACGGTTCTGTCTCTTCTTTGAGAGAGGATATTGAATCTCAAATTATGGGTATTGCTAATGCCTCGGGTGCTACTTCAGGAGATAGTTTGTATGTGTACGGGGCTATTGATACATCTGATTTTGATCCATCTTCATACACTGTAGAAAACGTGTTTGATTGTAGTGATGTGGATAATTCAACCATAGTATACTCAGCAGAGACAAATGATGAGTGGTATTATGCAACATTTGACAAACCAGATCTTACAACAAATAGTTACACAGGGTATTCATTCTTAACCTACTGTTCAAAAGTAACTGGTGGAACTTCAGCAACATATGAAATTTTTTCAGGTGCTATGAGTGGAACTATTTATACCTATTCAGGTACGTCTTTCTCTGAGTACGACAACTTAGTTGTCGCTACTTTGAGGTCAAGAGGTATATCTCTTTATAACGCGACCACAGCAGGCCCGAGATATCAAGTAACAGGCTCAACAGATCTTGGTTTGGACACCTCTGGGTCATACTCAGGTCTAACTTCAAACCCGTATGCAACATTCGCGATAACAGGTGAGACATATGAAGGTGATGTTTTCTCAATCGAAACATCATTCCAATCTTCCGATTCCGAATACATAACCAAAGTATTAAGTGTTTCTAACTTTTCTAAGTCGAGGTTGGATATCCCCGTCTTTGTTGAGGAGATATATCAAACAATGTTGAACTGGTCATACAATAACGGTTATATCCGTGGTATTGTTCCAGACTTCGTATCACTTCCTGAAGCACGAGGTGGAAATATTTCTTCAATCGCAAATAACTTATTTGAATATCAAAGTCCAACAACACCGTATGTGGTTTCGGAACTTAGAGGTAATAAAGTTTACAATCTATTCAAGTTTGTTTCTATTTCTGACGGAGACGCAGCAAATACACAGGTAAAAATTTCTATCATGAACATGTCGTTCAACAACTCGACATTTGATATCGTGGTTAGATCTTTCTTCGATACTGATGCTAATCCTGTGGTTCTTGAAAAATTCACGAACTGTACTATGGATCCAGCATCTAACTCATTTGTTGCTAAAAAGATTGGATCGTCTGATGGTGAGTATCCTTTGAATTCGGCATACATTATGGTTGAGCTCTCAGAAGAATATCCTATTGATGCACTTCCTTGTGGATTCGAAGGATATAATATGAGAGATTATTCAGGAAATAATCAATCACCTATACCGATTTATAAAACAGCTTACTATTTCCCTGGTCAAGTAATTTACAATCCTCCTTTTGGTACGACAAATGGTGGTTCAAATGTTGTTACAAGTTCGGGTGATAATGTTAGAAGAACATTTTTAGGTTTCTCAAATACATTAGGTATTGATGAATCGCTTTTACAGTTTAAAGGGTATCAAAATATTTCTGATCATTGTGATACAAATGTTGAGACACCTTTCAATTATAGAACAAAAGGTTTCCACATGGACTCAGGCGCAACTGTTGTGGAAATTGCAAATACGTTTATGACAAGTGGTCAATCAGCTTTCGAAGTTGGTGTTGCAAGTTTCAACTCTGAACCTACCTCTCCTACAAACCCTTACTATAGAATCTTTGCTAGAAAATTCACAATATGTTTTGCTGGTGGATTTGATGGATGGGATATCTACAGAGAATCAAGAACCAATACAGATGAATATATCTTAGGTGCTTCAGGTTACCTCAAAGGTGCTTGTCCAACCTCAAGATATCCTACAGCTACTGGTTGGGGTGCTTTCAGAGACTATGCTTATGGTGACTTGGTATCAAATTGGGGAAACAGTGATTTCTACGCTTACCAACTTGGTATTGCGACTTTTGCTAATCCTGAGGCTACAAACATTAATGTTTTTGTTTCTCCAGGTATCGATTATGTGAATAACAGCGGTCTAGTTGAATATGCTGTAGACATGGTTGAGGACGACAGAGCAGATTCTATCTATATCTGTACTACTCCTGACTACGATATGTTCCTTCCAACAACATACGATAACATTGGTTTAATTTACCCAACTGAGGCGGTTAACAATTTGGAAGAAACAGGTATAGATTCTAATTACACTGCTACCTACTATCCTTGGATCTTAACAAGAGACACAGTAAATAACACACAACTTTACATCCCTGCAACGGGTGAGGTTTGTAGAAACTTAGCTTTGACTGACAACATTGCTTTCCCTTGGTACGCATCTGCGGGTTACACAAGAGGTTTGGTAAATTCAATTAAGGCTCGGATCAAGTTAACTCAAGAGGATAGAGACACTCTTTATCAAGGAAGAATTAACCCAATCGCGACTTTTTCAGATGTAGGTACTGTAATTTTTGGTAACAAAACACTTCAAATTGCTGACTCTGCTCTTGACAGATTGAACGTTAGAAGACTGTTACTACAAGCTCGTAAGTTGATTTCCGCTGTAGCAGTTAGATTGTTGTTCGAGCAAAACGATGAAATTGTAAGACAACAATTCTTGGATAGTGTTAACCCTATTATGGACTCAATCAGAAGAGACAGAGGTGTGTACGACTTCCGTGTGACCGTTTCTTCTTCACCTGAGGATCTTGATAGAAATACATTATCGGGTAAGATTTTTCTCAAACCAACTAAAGCTCTTGAATTTATTGATATTGAGTTTTTGATTACACCGGCAGGTGCTACATTCGAAAATATCTAATAAAATATAATGGGGGGATCAATGTCCCCCCTTTTAGCCAAGATGAAAAATGAATTTAGGGAAGGTTTTACAGAAAAGGGAAGTCCCGATATGAAATATTATGCTTTTGATTGGGACGATAACATAGTTCACATGCCAACAGAAATTATCCTGAAAACAAAAGATGGAGATGAGGTGGGTATGTCAACAGCTGATTTTGCTGAGTATAGAGATAGGATAGGAAAAAAAAATTTAGATTACAAAGGTGATATTATTGTGGGACTTGCTGAAAACCCTTTCAGAAATTTCAGAACAAGTGGAGACAAACAATTCCTTATCGACGCAATGAAAGCTAAAGTAGGTCCAGCATTTGACGACTTCAAAGAGGCAATCAATAATGGATCAATTTTTTCTATTATCACAGCAAGAGGTCACAACCCAAACACTATAAAACAAGGAGTATACAATTATATCATCAATGATTTCAACGGTATCAGTAAAAAGGAACTACTTAAGAATCTGAGAAAATACCGTTCTTTTGTGGGTGAAGGAGAAATGACGGATGATGAATTAATAAAAACCTATTTGGAGTTAAACAAATATCATCCAGTCTCATTTGGTAATGAGGATTCTGCAAAAAACCCCGAAAAGGCAAAAGTGGAAGCAATGGAAGGGTTTGTAAATTACATCAAAGCCATGGCTGCTTTATTAAACAAGAGAGCATTTCTTAAAAAAGATATTGCTAATAAATTCACACCTACTATTGGATTTTCTGATGACGACTTAAAAAATGTGGAAGTTATGAGAAAAAGGTTTGAAAAAGATTCAGATAATGTTGTTAAAACTTATTACACTGGAACTGGAAAAAAATCTAAGATGGAATAATGAATATTTTTTTTTGAGGATTAAGTAAATAGAAAAAAATTTTTAGGGATATATTTATACTTATAAAGACAAAAACAAAAATTAATATATTATGGCTGATTTACTAATGAAAATGCCGATACCTTACGAACCGAAACGTCAGAATCGATTTATTCTGAGATTTCCTTCGACATTAGGTATAAATGAGTGGTTTGTAGAATCTGCTGCAAGACCTCACATTTCAATTGCTTCTACAGAGATTCAATTTTTAAATACATCAACATATGTTGCTGGTAGATTCAACTGGCAACCAATCAATGTAACATTCCGAGATCCTATTGGACCATCTGCAGCACAAGCTCTTATGGAGTGGGTTCGTTTACACGCAGAATCTGTTACAGGTCGTATGGGTTACGCCGCGGGTTACAAAAAAGACATTGACCTTGAAATGTTGGATCCAACAGGAGTAGTGGTTGAGAAATGGATACTCTATGGTACGTTCTTGACAGATGTTAACTTCAACGCACTAAATTATAGCCAAGATGCGTTGGCAAACATAACTACAACCTTGAGAATGGACAGATGTGTTCTTGTATATTAATTCTTTAAAAAAAGTAAAGTCAGTTTATATTTAACCGTGGAGACAAAACTCCACGGTTTTTTTTATGGATAACCAAACACTACAATACGCAACACAAAACCTAAGTTTTCCACATGATGTGGTTCCACTACCATCGGGTGGTGTATTTTATAAGAACAAAAAATCATCTGTAAAAGTTGGATATCTTACAGCCAATGATGAGAACATCATTATGGGTGGGAGTAACAATCTTACTCTTGATCTTATAAGAGCTAAATTATTTGAACATGACATAAAACCTGAAGATCTTATGGAAACTGATATTGAAGCAATTCTCATTTTTTTGAGGAACACTTCATTTGGTCCTGAGATTATAATGACGGTTAATGATCCGAAAACAAATAAAACTTTTGAGACGACACTATCTCTTGCAGAACTTAGTATCAAAAAGGGTATTGAACCGAACGAGGAAGGTCTATTCGAAACAAAACTCCCTGTTTCAGGTAGTATTGTTAAAATTAAACCGCTCACACTTGGACAACTCAATGAGATTACCACAATGGTTGACCAATATCCTAAGGGTAGGACGGCTCCAAGAATTACATGGAAACTCGAAAGACAAATTGTTGAGTTAGATGGATCGAGAGACAGAGGTCAAATCTCCACATTTGTAAGTAAAATGTTGATTGGTGATTCAAAACACATAAGAAAATTCTTGGAGGACAACGAGCCAAGACTTGATATGCAACGTGTTGTAACAACCCCATCAGGAGATAAGCTGACCGTATTCGTTGGCTTTGGGGTGGACTTTTTTCGTCCTTTCTTCTGATTATAGAAAGTCTCAAATCGATGAATTCTACTATTTGAATACACTTTTGAAGATAACTTGGCAGGACTTCTTAGTGATGCCAATATTCGTAAGAAAATATCTTTTGGAAAAGTGGGTTGAAGATAATAAAAAAGAGGGAACTTAAAATTGTTCCCTCTTCTATTTATAAGAAAAGCTAATAATGGCACAGGATGATAAAATAGGATCGGCAAAGGAAGAATTTGAAAAATTCGGATCAATACCAAGCCAAATTGCGGATGCAGTACAGGCTTTGAATCTATATGCCTCAGATGTAAACCGAACTTTCGGTCAAATGAGACAACGAATTAGTGATGCCGTTCGTGAAATATCTCTCGCAACACCTGAGTTAAATAAACTCGACGCTACAGCTAAAGACGCAACTGAGACAATAATTGCTGCGTCATCAGCCACTAAAAGAAATGTTGTTGCATCGAGTGAAGCAATCACAGAATTATTTGCGACTTCGAAAGTGTTAGGAAAAGACATAGAATCTATTGTTAGTACTATGACTGACGTTGGTATTCAGTTTGGAAATTTAGAGGAAAACATGATTGGTGCTGTAAATTATGTACAGTCTATAGGAATGAACACCCAACAAATAATGGGAGACGTTGTATACAATGCCGAACTTTTGAATAAGTTCAACTTTGAAGGTGGGGTAATGGGTCTGACCAAAATGGCCGCTCAGTCAGCAATGTTGAGGGCTAATATGAGAGATGCCGAGAACTTTGCAGATAAGGTCTTTGATCCCGAAGGAGCTATCGAAACTGCAGCGGCTTTTCAAAGATTAGGAGTGACTACTGGATTGCTAGGAGATCCATTTGCTTTGATGAACGCATCAATCAATGATCCTGCTGGACTACAAATGTCTTTAGCTGAAGTTGCAAAAAAATTCACAGCGTTTGATGAAAAAACGGGATCTTTCAAGATTGACCCAGGTGGTATCAGACAGATGAAAGAACTTGCCAAGGCGGCGGGAATGTCTTATGAAAACTTTAGTAAAATGGGACTAGCTGCGGCAAACTCAGAAAGAGTATTATCACAACTCAAATTTACCGGTAATATGTCTGAAGAAGATAAGATGTACATAGCGAGTATTGCAGAAATGAAGGGAGGGGAATACCAAATTAAGGTCAGAGACGAAAAAGGAGAAGAAGTATTCAAGAATATTAAAGATTTGAATGAAGAACAACTAAAGCAAGCCATAGAACAAAATAAGAAAGAGCCTAAAACCATGGAGGAAATTGCAAGGGCTCAAATGGATACAGGAAGAGTCATGGCGGGTGATATTGCATCGATAAGAAACAGAATAGTATATGGAGTTGCAGGTGCTGATGGTTTGAGACAACTACCTGAATTGACTAGAAAATTAGGTGAGAGTGTCACAGATGCATTTCAAAAAGTTGCACCTGGTACCGAGGATATACAAAAACTTACAGGTAATGCTATAAGTGAACTTGGAAAGACAATGGTAGATGTAATCCAAGGAAACAAATCTTTCCAAGATGTTGGTAAAGAACTTATGGATAAACTGAAAGGATCAGGGGTGGATATTTCTAAGTTTGCCGATAAGATGGGAACCATACCTGAAAAACTAATGGATTCTCTTTATGAAAGGTTTAAAGATGACAGGACAGAGGTTGGTAAGATGATAAGTGGTTATTTGAAACCTGGGTCATCTCGCAGAGGTGAATTCCAAAAAGGAATGTCTTCAACGATGGATCTTGGAAAGATAAGTAAGAACGTGAATGTGACAGAAACCAAAAACGTAAATCACGACGGAAAAATTACATTTGAATTCAAGTCTGATGGTAGTATGAACCGAGAAGTTGTACGTTCAATCGAAAAGTGGATTGAATCACAAGAAGGATCTAAAAAACTTTATACTTTATTATCAGGAATGAAAGATGCAACAGGACGTTCGATATTGGAAAAAGTTGACAAATAAAAAATCCTGTTTTCCCTATTTATTATAAAATTAACTAAATGCCGAGTCCATTAGATTACGGTAGTACCGAAGCTTTCAGAAAACGTCTTCTCACAAGAAATCTGAGACCTTACAAGTTGGCACCATACGTCGACCCGAGTCAAATTGCGTATTCTACAATACTTACGGACCAATCTGTAGTTGATGCTAGCCCCGACCCAAGCGGATATGGACTTTTTGTTTTTAACGACAGAATGGCTAGATTCAATGTTTATTCACCTGATACACCATTTGAATACTCGACCCAAACTGTAATAAAAGAATCCGAGTTTGAACCATATCCAAATTTCAATTCATCTTTCTACTCACCTGTAGATATCTTATTTGATAGAGATCCATTAGGATCTAATGGTCTTTTAAGTTCTGACTCATTTATTGCTAAGATTGGTGCGACACAACTAAAAAAATTATTCGAAGAAAGAATCGCTCTTGAGATTTATCAAAGAACAGTAGGAAGAGCAAATATTGCCGGAGCAGCAAGTGGAAGTAACCTATTTGGTGTATTAACTAATAGAATACCTTTGATAGAGCCAAACTATCAAATTACAAGACCAGCAAACCCACTGATTGCCGCAGCAGATCTGGCGGTTAGACTATCAGGTAGTTACATACCATTCTCACCAATACCAGGATCATATTTCGATACAGAGATTAGACTTGGTCAACCAACTACAATTGAACAAATTGAGAGAGCTTTTTCATTTATTCCTGAGTCGGGAATTGGGAGATTCTTTGCACGGCTATTAGGTGCACCACAATCGGGATCCGAAAAATTCCTACTCAATACAGGACCAGGACAAAAAAGTGTTCTATTCAGGAACATAGATATGAACAGGTTCAAGCCTGATTACGACAGAAACTTTTTCGATAGGCTAGCTGGGGCTATTGTAAGAGGTACTGCAAATAGTTCTAATTATTATGTTGGATCAAGAACATCTGAGCCGAGCATGGTATTTTCACCTTTGGGTGATATACCAACAGACCATTTTGGAAGAGCGGTACAATCACCTGTTTACGGTCCATCAGAGCTAGCAGAACTTTATGAAGGTGTAGAACAATCACCAGGTTTGGGTGCCGCTGGAGTACCTTACGTTGATGGTGGAGGTATTGAAGGAGGTATGACATGGGTTTCACCAAAGTATCGTAAGAACGCTGGAAAATATGTTGGACCAGGTGGAAAAGAGATGGGAGAGGACCCTGATTACGACCCATCAACTTATGATGACTCGAACTCTACGAGATTTAAATTTAGAACAGGTTCTATATTAGATGAAACACAACGAATTGTAGAAAGCCAACCACCCGGCAAAAAGAAATTTGAGCATGTTGGTAATGCGATAGACCAGGTAAGTAAGGTATTCAACGATGGATATAAAGAAATGACTAAAGGATCTAAAGTAATTTCTTATGTTGGTGAAATAGGTAATGAGGTTGGTGCTGAGTATTGTAGAGTATTTGCTAAAGACACTCCATTTTTACAATACAATGACCTACAAAAAACCGACGGTATAACAACCGAGGGAAGAAGATTTTCATACTCAATTTTCGATAAGACATACAACCTAAACATTGTTCCAAACAGGAGAAATGGAGGACAAGACTCAAGTAATTTGATTGGTGGTGCAAACGGAGCATACGCTAAAAAGTATATGTTTTCAATTGAAAACTTGGCT